CGGGAAATTCTGGTCTTCCTGCTTCAACTCCTGCAGGCACAGCACATCCGGTTGCTGCTCGGCCAGCCAGTCGAGCAGATGGGGAAGGCGAACCTTCAGCGAGTTGACATTCCAGGTGGCAATTTTCATTGTGCTTAAATGGCCTTGTTGTTTCGTTGCCTTGGTTCTTTGGTGTGCATTTTGTGGGTCATCTGTGGGTCAAATCTCGTCTGCTGTCCTACAAAATTACACCACGAATAGCACGGGAGTGCACCACGTTGCAAAATGATAACTGGCGCGATATAGTTTGCTTGCTGATTTTGATCGCGATCGCCTTTGGGCGAAGTCTTGTGACTCGGTGACTAGGTTAACGCTGGCAAGCGGCCTGAGCCGAAAGGACATCGATGATGTTCGCCGTCGCTTGATCGAATGAGGTGCCATTCATTGACTGGCACCGTTAATGCCCCGAATTAGTCCAGGGCAGCATGGGACATCACACCGGTACTTGCCAAAGTGCCGGTTGATGGAGCAGTCCCGTGAAAAAATCACGCATCAAAGCCGCTACGGCGGCGCAGCATTTCAACAATTATCCGGACAACGCGCGCATCAAGTCGACGGTTGCAATGGCAATCCTCGGGGTTGAGGCCTTGTCGACCTTATGGCGCTGGGAAAAATCAGGCCGGATACCGCCGAGCAAAAAGATATGTGGGTCTAGGTATAAGACTTGGTCGGCCGGCGAAATTCGCCAGGTGCTAGATGGTCGGGGAGACTGATCATGGAACAGCTCTCACTCATCCCCAGAAATGACAGCGCCCGCATGGCCGCGGGCGAGTCTGGTAAAGCAGGTTCAACACATCCGGATCGTACCCCTCCAGTTACCACCGGGCAATGCGGGCAAGTGCTCAACGTTGTCCGGAACAAGCCGGGGATCATTTCACTCGTCATTACGGCCGATATGGCGGTTCCCGAGTGCGCCGCAAGAATTCATGACTTGCGCGCAGCTGGGTGGAACATCATCACGACGATCCGCCCGGTGGTCATGTTCCGCGGGGTCGAACGCCGCAACGTGGCTTCCTACAGCCTGGGCGTTCCCGAATGGCCCGCGCCTGGTTTTTTTGACGAGGTGGCGAAATGATCGGCGCAACCGTCAAGACGATCATCGTCCGCCTGGCGCTGTGGGGCATGCTGCCGGCCAGTTTCGCGCAATGGTTGATCAACTGCCTCGACCTGCGGGGGGCTTGATCATGGCCTACATCCGCACGATCAAGGCGTCATTTTTTACGTCAGACGACATCGTTTCACTATCGCCGTTGGCTCGCCTGCTCTATATCGCCCTTTGGACGGAGGCTGACCGCGAGGGGCGGTTCTCTTGGCGCCCGGGGAATTTCAAGCTGCGTTTCCTGCCTGGCGATGCTTGCGATATTGATGAACTGTGCTCTGAGCTTCTCGAAACTAGACTTGTGATTCTTTACACGGTCGACGGGAAAATCTACGCAGAAATTCCAACTTTCACGCGTCATCAGGTAATCAATAACCGTGAGAGCAAGAGCAAATTACCGGCACGCGTTATCGACGCGACCGGCACGCGTGACGACGCGTCAATGTCTCGTGATGACGCGACCGGCACGCCGCTTATAGGAAAGGAAAGGAAAGGAAGTTCAACCTGCCCTAGCCAGGTCGGGGATGGTGGTTATTCAGTGGACGTACACAGCGGAAACCCAAGCGGCATAAATTCGGGCAAAGGGGGCGATGATGAGTTTTGATCTCCGCCACTACCAGCAGCACGCCAAGCAGGAAGTACGCTTTGCCTTGGCTGGGGGCTGTCGCCGTGTGGTTCTGTACCTGCCCACCGGGGGTGGCAAGACGCTGACTGCAGTCAGCATTATCCAGAATGCTGTTGCCAAAGGCCGCAAGGTTGTTTTCCTGGCGAACCGGAAGCAACTGATCTACCAAACCAGTGCCGTCCTGAGTCGCTACGGAATTGATCACGGGGTCATCCAGGCCGAGAATACCTGCCGCCTCGATGCTCGCGTGTTGGTGGCGTCCATCGACACGGTGCACGTGCGCGGCCTGCCTTCCGATGTCGGGCTGCTGATTATCGACGAGTGCCATGGTGTTGCCGGCAGCGAGAAGTACCGGAAGCTGCTGGCTACTTACAACAATGTACCGGTAGTCGGCTTGACTGCTACGCCGTTCGCCGCTGGCCTGGGCAAGCATTACAACGAGTTGGGCGGGGCACTCTTCCAGGAGCTTGTAGTTGGCGCCACGATCGCCGACTTGATTGCCGATGGATACCTGGTCGACTGCGATATTTACGCGCCGTCCGAACCAGACCTGAAGGGCGTCAAAAGCTCCAAGGGGATTGACGGGCTACTCGACTACAACCAGTCAGACCTGGAGGACGCAGCTGACAAGCCGGAACTGATCGGCGATATCGTGGCGCATTGGTTCAAGCTGGCGCGTGAGAAGCAGACGGTCGTCTTTGCCGCCAGCATTGCGCACAGCAAGCACATCGTTGAGCAGTTCCAGGCCGCTGGCGTCGCTGCTGAGCACATCGATTATTGGGCTGATGACGATGAGCGGGCCGCCATCCTGAGGCGCTTTGCACGCGGTGAAACCATGGTGCTGTCGAACGTCGCATTGCTGTCTGAAGGTTGGGATTGTCCGGCGTGTGAAGTGATGATTCTCGCCCGGCCTACCCGGTCGCTGATCCGCTTCATTCAAATGGTTGGTCGAGTCCTGCGCCCGGCAGATGGCAAAACCCGCGCGTTGCTGCTCGATCACTCCGGCAGCACAGCACGCCTGGGCCATCCTTGCGACGATTTGCCGCTTGAGTTGGACGACGGCAAACCAAAGGTGGCGGCAGCCGAGAAAAAGGAGCGCGTCGAGCCTTTGCCGAAGCCCTGTGTGAAGTGCCATTTCGTGAAGCCGGCCAAGGTCCACGCCTGCCCGAAGTGCGGCTTTGCGCCGGAGCGCCAGAGTGACGTGGAAACGGTCGACGGCGAACTGGTAAAGGTGGAGCGCAAGAAACCGATCAAGAAGGAAGCGGGGCAGCATGTGTATTCTCAACTGCTGGGCTATGCGGAGGCCAGGGGGTTCAAGACCGGCTGGGCATACCACAAATATTCCGAATTTTTCGGCGGCAAGCACCCCAATGGATTGCGTAAGGTTGCCGCAAATCCGACGCCGGAAATCCTGGGGTGGATCAAGTCGCGCCAGATCGCCGCGGCTAAGGCCCAGCAGAAACGCGGAGGCAGCCATGCGGATTAACGTGCGTGATGCCGCTGCAGGCAAGTGGTCAGGCCTGCTGCTCGGCTTTGGCCTGACTGAGCGCCAACTATCCGGAAAGCACTGCCCCTGTCCGATTTGTGGCGGAAATGATCGATTTCGCTTTGACGACAAGGACGGGCGCGGAACCTTCTTCTGTTCGCACTGCGGTGCTGGCGATGGCGTGTCACTGGTGATGTCGCTCAAGGGTTGGGACTTTCGGACAGCGGCTCAGGAGATCGAGCAGGCGGCAGGTATCGTTCAGGCCGGCGAGATACCGAAGCAGCAGGGCGATGCCGAAAAGGTGGAGAAGCTGCGCCGCGTCTGGGCGGAGTCAAGGCCGCTTCAAGTGGGCGACGAGGCTATGCGTTACTTGGCTGGGCGTGGATTGCCGGTTGCTCAGTCGCCCGATTCAATTCGACTGCATCCGGCGCTGCCCTATTTCGACGGCGAAACGTTCGTTGGAAAATTCCCCGCAATGGTGGCGCGCGTTGTCGGCGCCGATGGTTGCGGCCTGACGTTGCACCGCACCTATTTGCATGATGGCCGCAAGGCTCCGGTTTCGTCGGCAAAGAAATTGATGCCCGGCAAGGCCATGTCAGGCGGCGCGGTTCGATTGGCCCCTGCGGGCAAGTGGTTGGGTATCGCCGAAGGAATTGAAACGGCGCTGGCCGCTTCGCAGTTATTCGGCTGCCCGGTGTGGTCGGTGGTATCGGCGAACGGCATTGAGTCATTCGAGCCGCCCCCTGGCGTGAAGACGCTGACAATCTTTGCCGACAATGATGCCAACTTCACCGGGCAGGCAGCAGCATATTCGGCCGCCCGTCGACTGAGCCTGCAGGGTATGACGTGCGAAGTTGCAGTCCCGCCGACTGCTGGTGATTGGCTCGATATGCTCAATCGGCGAGAGGTGGCAGCATGACCGTTGCCCTTTGACATCTCGAGCCGGCCGGACAGGTTACCCGGCAGCCAACCGCACCGAGAAGAGGCCGCCCCCGATAGCAAGACGGCCGCCAAGGCAGCGCAGGCAGCAAACCATATAACCCAACCCACAAGGAGAACAGCATGAGTGTAGCCAACAGCGGTAACTATTCGCGGGAACGAGATGAAGTTCGCGCCATGAAATATCTTCCTGCCGATTTCGGAGAAGATGAACCCGAGGTCATCATGTTGCGCGAGAAACAGGCGGCAGCCAAGGCCGTACGGGACAAGGCCGAGAATGACTTGGCAACCTTTGGAAACACGCAGGGCGCCCGGCATCAATCAGTGTGGAGTGCCGAAGACGAAATCGATCGTATCGACAGCGGCAGGCCCAAGCTACTGGCGCGCCTGATCCTGGAAGGGGGCGACTTCACCCAAGATGCAAATCAGCAGCGTCGCCGCCGTGAGTTAGCCTTGCTGGTCGAACGCTACCGTCTTGCGGGCCCGGTCATCGGTCAGATGCACAAGGAACTGGAGCACGAGTCGAAGGATGCCGGCCAGCGCCATCAACTTCTCTCGAACAAGATTCGCGATGTGCTGGATCGTCTGCGCCTGGAACGGGTTGCTGCGCAGCGCTGATGAGCATAATTTGCGGGGCAAAAACCAGAGCGGGGACGCCTTGCCAGGAGCAAGGTATTTCCCCGAACGGCCGCTGCCATCTTCATGGCGGGCTGGCTACCGGCCCCACCACCGAGGCCGGCAAGGAACAGGCAAGGATCAACGGGAAAAGGGGTGGTCGACCGCGAAAGTCAGCAGGAGGCGAAAGCGAATCCGGAAAGCCAAATCACATGGGAGAAATGTCCAAAGACGTCCTGGTTATGGCGGTGTCGCAGCAGCGTTGCGCTGACTGTCGAAATCTCTCGGCCAACTGGGTTTGCCAAGCTGCTGCACGCGGCGAGATCGAGGGCGGACAGGACTTTCGGCCAGCGCTTGGAGAGAAGCGGAATTGCAGCGCTTTCTCTCATTGGAAAACCCAACCCCAAGGGTAAGTAAATTCCTGATATCGGAATCGGCTGAAATCACCGTCTGGTGGTTGTTTCGGCCAGGTCACCCAACATTGTTCAGTTAATTTGCCAAATGATTTCGGATTACCAAGACGAGGTCGGCCATGGGCGGATACGGTAGCGGGCGCCAAAGCACCAAGAGAACAACCAGCAGCTTCCTGCGTCTCGATATTCAAACGCTGAAGCGCGATGGGATGCTGACGCCTGGCCGAACGTCGCGTGTGTATTGGTTGCGCAGAGGAAGCGAGATAGCCTCAATCAAGGTGCGAGCAGAAGGCAGTCGCGTGGTCATCGCCTATCGGAGCGAGATCCGTAACGGCGAATGGCAAGAGAAAGAATATCCGGTCCAGATCGAACGGACTGACTGCAATCTTGGTGGTCAACGTGTGTGGTTTTGGTGTCCTGATTGCGGTCGCCGCGTCGCCGTTCTGTATGGACGTGAGGTATTCACCTGCCGGCATTGTCGCAATCTGGCCTATGCCTCTCAGCGGGAAACGGACAATGATCGAGCGATCCGGCGAGCCGATAATATTCGGGAGAAACTAGGCTGGGGAATCGGGATTGCCAACCCGGAAGGTGGGAAGCCGAAGGGAATGCATTGGAAAACCTACTGGCATCTACGGGATCGGTACAACGCACTGGTTTATAAAACGATGGCTGGGACGCTCGCTTTCCTCCACCGGAAGAGGTGAGCCGTGTATTGCCTTGCTGTTGGGTTGGGTTTTGGTAGCCGGAATTTCTGAGTCCCACCACGCGCGGGAATCTGGAAGCTGGCTAGTGCGCGAGAATTCGATTCTCGATTACCTGCAGATGGTCTTGCCGATGGCGACCGAACAAGATGGATCAGCCGTTCGCGTGACTCGCGACAGCGTCCTTGAAGCAATCAAGGCCTACGTCGAGTCCCATTCTGATCACTTTACGACGCAGGACATTGCCCGGCACATGGGTGTCGAGGAATACCCGGTGCGCGCCGCAATCAGTTGGTTGAACCGAAACGAAGAGATCGAGATTGTTCCCGGCGTTCGCAGCAAGCGCTACCTGGCGGAGCCCGAGAACCCGGATACGCGCCGGCATACGACCAGCTATTCGGCATCGGTCTATCAGATCAGGGAGAAAGCCGGGAAGGCTGATTTCGCCGCGCTGAATCGGTTATTTGGATACGGGGGCTGATGGTTGCCAAAGGAGTGGTTACCAGCTTGGTTACCAATGGATCGATGGTTACATCAGCCAGGTTACATGGCCAGTTACACCCAAAACGTTGGTACGCAAAGAAGAGGTACGCAAAGGAGTACGCAGCGAATCAGGCATTTGGATTGGCCCGCAGCTGCTAGGGAAAACTCACGTTTCCGCGAAAATATCTTGGTTGATTCGCCTATCCCAAGAGAATAGAATGAGCCTTGGCTGCTGCCAGTTCTGGCGCCTCACGTAGCCTTCCCAATCCCCACTGTTTCAAACTTCCTGAAGTCCGGCCGCGGTATGGCCAGGGCCGCGGCATGTGTCGAAATCCTGGTCGACGACGATAAGGAGGCACCATGCCTGAGAAGAACGAAACCCCGCTGCTTTCCCCCAAGTTCGCCCTGGCACTGCAGTTCGCCAACGAGATCCACGGCACCCAGCAACGCAAGGGCCTGGGGGCGCCGTACATCAGCCACTTGATGGCCGTCAGCGCGTCTGTCCTGGAACATGGCGGCAACGAAGCCGAGGCCATTGCCGCGCTGCTGCACGATGCGGCCGAGGACTGCGGCGGCCTGCCGATGCTGGAAACGGTTCGCGTGATGTTCGGCGATGACGTCGCTGAGATCGTCGAGGCCTGTACCGATGCGATGGAAGATCCGAAACCGGCCTGGCGCCCGCGGAAGGAAGCCTACGTTGCCCACCTGGCCGGCGCTTCATCATCGGTCAAGCTGGTTGCCGGTTGCGACAAGCTGCACAACCTGCAAACGACGCTCCGGGATCTGAGTGCAGGGCAGCCGGCCGATTACTGGTTACGCTTCACGGCCGGTGCAGAGTCGCAGGCTTGGTACTACGGGGAGTGCGGCAAAGCGTTGGCGGGTTCGCCGGTTGCTGCCGACTTCGAGCGCGCCTATCAGGATTTCGTCGCCATCCTGCGTGAGCGGGGTGATATTGATGACTGACCGGAGCGAGTACGAGGCGCGCCAAGCTGCCAGCGTTGCCGCTGATGATGCGATTGCAAAGGCCGGTGGAGTCACTGCGTGCAAGGTGATCGAGCGCCCTGTGTGCCTCGTAAGCCGCTTTGCCGAGCGTGCGGATTTGCCGCCTGGTTCTCTGCTCAGCAGGATGTCGCCTGCGGTTGCGGCGACGCTGGCCGGGATGGAGTTGCATGAGCCGGTATCACTGCGACAACTTCCCGGCAAATGGTGGATTGCCAACGTCGATCTCGCATCCGTGAATCCTGGCTTCGAGGCGGGTGGCAGTACCACGCGGGTAGTCGCCAGTTCTGAAGAATTGGACCATCGGTACAGCGATGGATATTGCGAAGTTGTAGGCGGGCCATTCAATCATCCGGACGAGGTAAATGGCAGCTACTTTGTTTCGAGCAGATTTGACCGCAATAGGCTTGGCGATCTGGCGGCGCTTTGCGAGATTCCTGGTTGGATAGCTAGTCGACAAGCCAAAAACGGACTTGCCGAGCCGATTCCTTTCCCTGCAATGGCCGGCAAGTGGTGGGTGTGCGGCATGGGGGGCGGTGTCTGCACAACAGCAGATATTGAGATTGCACTGCGCGGAGGCGAACGTTTTCACCCGATAACGGATGGGCCGTTCGATACCAGGGACAATGCCGAGTATGCATTCGACGTTCTGTGGGAATCGCCAGAGTGAACATGAAGTCTGCCTGAAATGAGAACCCCGCCACGGGAGCGGGGTGGTCGTGGTCTTTTCTATTTCTGCTGACGGTCATCGCACGAATTCATGGATCTCGTTTGATGTGGCTTCGACCTTGTCGGCCAGTTCCTGCAGCAGCGCCCACATGATGCCGTTGTCGATGTCCGCTCACTGGCAAGCGAGGGCTTCGAGCTTCTTTTGTACGCTGGCCAGCGCGCGTTTCTGGCTGGCGTAGATCTGGCAAGGGCGGGGCAAGTCACCAGCTCGGTACCAGCCAGCCGGAGGCACTGGCCAAGAAGCTATTGCGGCAACTGGGCAGGGAGGGGAAGGCGTGACAGGGGGATCGACGCCGTGATGTGTTTTTGGCAGGCCATCGGTACCGTCTAGGCTGCCTTGGTCGGCCTACCGATTAGTGATGTCGACTTGCCGACGATGCAGCACGTGGTGCGAGCTATCGATCTATGTATGGTGTGTACGGCTCATCGGGTATAGGCCATATCTTTTAATGGAATCCGCAGAAAACCTGCAGAAAACGGCAGCTTCAAAAAAATACTTGAGTATCAATATCCTGATGTTCTTTTCCTTGACGGGTTAATGGCGCGGGAATACTATCCAATGAGGCCTTCGCCTGTTTTCACGGCTAAGGTTCTTGTCAAACGCGCGGTACTGGTTTACAGTCGCGCGTTTTCTGCGCCGAAGTAGGCGTATTTTTTTGGGGACAGAAATGGACTTGTTGTCGATTACGCTGGGTCTTGGTGTGATTGGTGCGGCAGCCTTTATTGATGTGCGTGGGTTTGACTGGGCGCAACGTCGTTTTTCTGAAAAACTCGCCCAAGAAGCAATGCATCGTCCGCTTGTTCGCGAATTTCCGTCGTCTCGTTACGATATCGCTCTCGACGAAAATGATTCGGTTGCCGTAAAGAATTCCTGACGATAACAAATTTCGAAAAGGCCCCTGGTGTTGACCGGGGGTTTTTTTTTGGGCTTGGGGGAGTACCTTGTCATATAGCGGTGAAAATAAGAGCTGGCGCCAGGTGATGTCGGAATGGTGGCATCACCTCAAGTGGCATGTGTACGTATGGCCAGCCATGGGTCTGTTGAGCTTTGTCCTCAAAGATTATCTTTGGCCACTTGTTAAGAACATCAGGAATCCAGGTAGCACCCAGCTTGGCGAATACGCATCGGCCCATCCGTTACGTTTGGCTGGTGGACTCGTTGGCTTGGCACTTATCGGCATCGCGGTAAAGGCTTGGAAGTTGATTCGCCCAATTCTCGTCCGAGAAAGACAGTACGCCCATATGCTCGAAGGTATTGGCCTTCGAGAATTTAGCAATCACGATTCAGAGAACAAACGAGGGCAGGATTGGGATAGGTGTGTCGCTGAAATCAAGAACACTAGGCCGAGCCGCCTATGCATCCTGGGAGCGACCGGATGGGATACCTTCGGGTCGTCGCAATCCCCTATGCATAACCTGATTAGGGACTTTGAGGGAAGCATTCACATCCTGTTGCTGAAGCCGGGTAGCTACGGATTCCAGAAGCGTACGGCAGAGCTGAACAAGAACGAAGAGAATTACAGGCAGGAAATCGAGGACAGCATCGAGTACTGTCGTTCATTGGTAGAGAAATACAAGAAATCGATTGATATCCGTCTGTATGAGGATGAGCCCATTTGGAAGATGATCTTTTCAGATCGATATCTGTGGCTCCAGTACTACGACCCAAAGGATGACGTCGACAATACTCCAGTGTACACGCTTCAGACTCGGGCTCAGGCAACTGACAGTTCTTTGTACTACCCGCTGGTAAAAGTTTTCCAGCGTCGGTGGAATGACGCGAAGAGTACAGACGGGTTGGCTAATCAGGGGCGCCGTGCGGGCAATGGGCGCAAGGCTAGGTCCTAGGACTGAACCAATCGTCGCACTCATCTAGGCCGAGCGGCAGGCTTTTGCTTTTTGGCTAGGTAGGCTTGGATGCCCCGATCGGAATTACTTTTGCACCATCCTTGAGCGCCATCACGTAGTTCCCCCACGCCTGTAGCATTTCCCTCCGCTGATCTAGATACTCGGCCTTGTTGTAGATCCCGCGCACGCCCTTCATTGTGTGGTTAAGGGCCTTCTCGATCACATCGCTGTTCCAGCCCTGTTCGTGAAGGATCGTGCTCGCAGTTCTCCGGAAGTCGTGGGGCGTGAAGGCAGCGATGCCGAAGCTGCTGTTGCGCTTCATCGATTCGTGAAGTGTTCCCGTTGAAAGTGCCTTGCCAGGTGTTCGGCCGGGCAAAATCAGACCGATTCCGCCGGTGCTTTCCTTTTGCTCGAGAAGTATTTCAACGGCCTGCGATGACAGCGGGACAACGTGCGCTTTGCCGTTCTTGGTGCGCTCGCCGGGGATTGTCCAAAGCGCCGAATCAAGATTGAATTCAACCCAGGTTGCCTGGAGAAATTCTTCACGCCGGACCATGGTCAGGAGCAGCAACCGAAAAGCGTTGATCGTTTCGGCCTCGCCCCTGGCACCATCCAAAGCCCTGAGCAACTGCCCAATCTCTCGGGGCTCCAGTGCCCTGGTGCGCGCCTTCTTCTCTCCCACTGCCCGTGATGGAATGGCAGCGGCTGGGTTGATGATCATTACTTGACGCGCGATTGCAAAATCAAACATCCGCTTCAGCGTTCCATGAACCGCTATTGCTGACGCCGGCGCGGTTGTTCTGATGCCATCAAGGAACCGCAGAAGGTCAGTTGGTGTGATGTCGGCGAGCGGGTAGCGTCCAATTTTCGGAATGATGTAGGCGTCGAATATCCAGCCCCGGCCAGCGTCGGTGTTCTTCGATCGTTGGCTGAGGTCTACCCGATAGAGCTTTGCCAGTTCATCTATGGTGCGGGCTTCGTCGGTGCGCTGCTTTTCCCGCACTTGTTCTCTGGCAGGCGACTTCCCTTTGGCGACCGTTGACGCCAGTTCAAGATAGTTGGCATTTGCATCCTTGAGCCCAATCGCTGGATATGGACCTATCGTCACTTTCTCTCGCTGGCCATGCAGACGATAGCGGTAGCGCCATATCTTGGATCCGGTTGGGGTGACATCGAGATATAGACCGCCTCCGAACGTCACTTCGTATCGCGTTCCGGTCCCCTTGAGGGCTTTTATTTGCAGGTCATTGAGCATTGTCGGTCCAAGTTTCGACCCACAGTCGTTTTGTGGGTTACCTGTGGGTCATTCTATGTGCAAT